AATCAGAGAGCAGAGGTAAGTACTCCGGAGGAAACAGCAGATGAGTGAAACAATAGCCAGTGAAATTTGGGGAGAACTCAAGCGTTTTGTAAACACAGTGGACCGTGACGAAGCCGCTGAGACTGTGATACAGATTTTGATGGACAATGATTCAGACGTGGAAGATATTCGTAACGCATTCAAAGGTGACTCAGACATCAAACGTGCGCTGACTGCATACCTTGACAACGACAAAGACTATGAGGCAGAAGACGAAGAAGATGAGTCAGAAGAGGAAGAAGACGAAGACTGGGAAAACTAATGTCAAACCAATTGGTTGATTTTTACTGCAATCAAAAATTTACTTGGTTGTCGATTGACATGGAAAAAAAATTAACCTCTGTATGTTGTAAAGCAGACCCTGAGAGGATTAACTTATCTTGGCTTAAACAAAATCCAGGAAAAATATTTAATACTGAGTCGTTAAAGTCTGAGAGGCAACAAATGTTGGAAAATATTCCAGTTAAAAGTTGTCATACCAATTGCTGGTTACCCGAAAGTCAAGGATTTTCAAGTCAGAGATTAGAGATTGGACAAGAAAAAACCCACACTCTAATAGAATCTCAACCCGAAACATTGAATATCATCTTAGGATCTAGTTGCAATCTAACATGTTCTTATTGCTGTAAACAATATAGCACTGCATGGCTACATGATATTAAGAATAACGGTGCCTACATGGATTCTGATAGGTTTAATATACAACCAATAGATCAGATTCTTTTGAGGATAAGCCATAATGAACACAAGCAAACAGAATCTTTTGTTACATTAGTCAATGAAATAAGATCGTTAAGACATGTTAAAAAAATTGTTATTACCGGCGGGGAACCTTTTCTGTACAATAATTTTGATGTTCTAATGAATAATATACCCAGTACCGACGAAATTTTGATAATAACCGGGCTAGGGGTAAACTCTAATAGATTGAAGAATCAAATTGAAAAGATTAAACACTTACCCAACTTAAAAATAGCAATAAGTGCAGAAAACATTGACAAATTTTATGAATTTAATCGTTATGGCAATACCTATCAAGATTTTGAGAAAAATCTAAAAATACTAACAGATGCTGGACTAGCACTTAATTTTCACTCAGTGGTTAGTAATCTAACTGTGTTTGGATTGGTGGATTTTGTAAACAAATATAATCATATTCCTATAGTTTATGATTTTTGCCACGACCCAGACTACCTTGGAGTTAATGTACTAGATAGCGATAGTAAGGAAAAACTAACAAAATCTATTGAAGAAAGTGATATCACAATTAAAGACAATATTATTAAAATGCTAACCGCTAGTCCCACTCAGGCACAACAAAAAAATTATTCAGTGTTTGTTAATGAATTTGCACGTCGTAGAAATCTTGACCTTGGGATTTTTCCTAATAGCATGATAGAATGGTTAAACCATGTGGTATAGTCGCGTAGTTGCTAGTCTTGGTGATATTCCAGACTTCATCAATCACTACGAGCGTGAACTTGAAGATGCCAAAAAGGACTGTAAAATCTATGGCCTGGTGGAAAAGAACATCACTGCCTTACCGGGCATCACTGAGTTTAGATACAATCAACTGCAAGAGATTGAGGCAGTATTAAACTATCTCAACATCCAACTGCGTAAGATACGTAGAAAACATTTTCAGAAGTATCTTGAAGGGTATGCTCGTGCCCTGACATCAAGAGATGCTGAAAAGTACGTGGACGGCGAGGATGAAGTAATTGATTACGAAACTCTCATAAACGAAGTAGCATACCTGCGCAATCGTTGGCTGGGCATACTCAAAGGATTAGATACCAAACAGTGGCAAATGGGACATGTGGTCCGCCTAAGAACTGCAGGCATGGAAGACATTCAGGTGTAAATACCTGCATGAAAATCGTCATAGTAACTGGTGGCTTTGATCCACTACATTCCGGGCATATCTCTTACCTAAATCATGCCGATCACCTGGGTGATCACGTGGTTGTAGGCCTAAACTCTGATGCGTGGCTCACACGCAAAAAAGGTCGCCCATTCATGCCCTGGCGTGAACGCATGATTGTGTTGGACAATCTACACATGGTTGGAGAAATAGTTGAGTTCGATGATTCGGATGGCACAGCATGTGATGCTATTCGTCAAGTACGAGAAAAATATCCCAATGATGAAATTGTGTTTGCCAATGGCGGAGACCGTACACCTGATAACATTCCAGAAATGAAGTTTGATGACGTGGAATTTGTGTTTGGGGTCGGAGGAGACAACAAGGCCAACTCCAGTTCCTGGATACTAGAGGAGTGGAAAACTCCCCGAACAGATCGTGCCTGGGGCTACTATCGTGTGCTACATGAAGTGGGTGCTAATACCAAACTCAAAGAACTTACTGTGGCACCCAAAACATGTTTGAGCATGCAACGGCATGACCAACGTGCAGAATTTTGGTTTGTGGCCCAAGGTGAAGCCGCAGTTTACACACTAGATAGTTCAAGTGATCACGACTTGATAGGCACGTATCAACCGCACGAATATATTTGGATTGCTAAAAATCAATGGCACATGTTGTGCAACGAAACTGATCAACCACTTAAACTAATTGAAATTCAGTACGGTGAGAATTGTGTTGAAGAGGACATAGAACGCAGATGAAAGATATCATACCAATTTTCATTGGCTACGATCCACGTGAGGCCATAGCATATCACACCTGTGTCAACAGCATTATTAGAAATGCAAGCAGACCTGTAAGTATTGTGCCTGTGGCACTGAATCTGTTCCGGGACTATTCGGAAACACACACCGACGGTAGTAATCACTTTATCTACACACGCTTTTTAGTTCCGTACCTGATGGGATTCTCAGGATCGGCTATTTTTATTGATGGTGACATGATTGTACGTGGTGACGTTGCAGAACTCTGGGACCTGAGAGATGTGTATAGAGATGTGCAAGTGGTCAAGCACGACTACAAAACTCGTATGCCTGTGAAATACCTTGGATCACCAAACGAAGATTATCCTCGAAAAAATTGGTCTAGTGTTATTTTGTGGAATTGCAGTAGTTTTCCTAACCGAAAACTCACACCCGAATTTGTGCAACGATCCACAGGCAGTGAACTACACCGATTCTCGTGGCTAGATGATCAGCGCATTGGTGAATTACCCCCCGAGTGGAACTGGTTGCCTGATGAATACGGTCCCAATCCGGCAGCTAAGTTATTGCATTACACCCTGGGCGCCCCATGCTTTCATGAGTTTGCAGACACTCCCATGGGGAATGAATGGCACAGAGAACGCATACTAACTGAATACTGTCAGCAAAGGTCAACTGAATGATCTGGGAACAGGAAGACGAATCGTCATATATACCGCCACCACCCGCGGCACTGCCACCACCGCATGTGTTTGACATGATACCGCCCACAGTCAAAACATTATTTGATGACATTCTCAAATATCGAGTTGACCCTGACGGCACCTACTATGGTATAACACTAGATGTCTTAGTTGATCAATTAAAACAGTTGGACAACAGCGCAGCAGTGGCCATTGGAACAGACGAAAAAGATACAAAATTTGAGAGGAAGGGCAAAATGTACGATCCATTTTTGCAAAGTTTTATACTGGGTTCAGGCGGCCACATTTCTGACTGGGAAAAACACAGTACCAGTATGACTCCAGCAGTGTTTAGAGGCATAACCAAACGCAAAGAAATGGCCATCTGTCGTTCTGTTGGCCGAGACTTTTACTACATAGACACAGGATATTTTGGCAATGGTCGTAAAAAAACTTACCATAGAATCACACGCAACGATGTACAAAACTTTGGGCCCATAATCGAAAGACCTGGTGATAGATTCGGTGCCACTGGTGTAAAATTAAGAAAATTTAGAGGCGGTCAGAACATATTGCTGGCCCCACCCAGTCAAAAACTATTGAATATCTACAACATCAATCTTGAAGAATGGCTAGAACAAGTAAAAACAGAGATTGGATCTGTTACAGATCGACCCATTGTTGTAAGAACCAAACAGGGTCGTACTGCCAGAGTAGTTGACGATACCATGGAAATGGCCCTGGACCGCGACGTACATTGTCTTGTGACATTCTCCAGTATTGCAGCCGGAGAAGCATTGTTATACGGCAAGCCGGCTATCACACTTGGTCCCAATGCAGCCGCTGCGTTGTGCAGTCAATCAATTGCTGAAATTGAAAATTTAAAAATACCCACACTAGACGAAGTAGACGCCTGGGCACGACACATGGCCTATTGCCAATTTACCGAAGTAGACATGCGTGATGGCACAGCCTGGCGC